CCGCTCGGGTCGCGCATGTCGCACGCGAGGTAGACGTTCTTGACGTCGGCGGGGGTGAGCTTGCTCATGTGTTCTTCTCCTGTAGCTTGGCTTCTATCTCAAGGCACAGGTCATGCGGCCCTAGTGCCATATTCTCAAACTCCTCGATTTCTGCATCCGTCAGCCCTTGCCATTGGGGCTTCGGTTCGACCCAGAACAACTCTCCAATCTGCTCTGCCGTGTACGTGCCAAAATCGTTACCGGCCCACTTAACCAGCGTTTTGCCGGTGGTGGATGTAGCCTCTACAGTGCAAAGCTCGTCGGTTTCAATGCATCTCAAGATGTCGCCTCGGGCTATCCCCCCCAATTCTTTTGAACAGGCGTAGCAGAGCATTGCTCGTTTGCACGTTTTTCCGCAGTCCCCAACCTGCGCTAGGTCAACACGCCCAGCCCGCCAAGCCGCCCACTCCCCGCAGGTCCGGCTCTTGTGCAAGTACGAACTTGTTTCCCAATAGTCATCACACCATGCCTCAAACGCAGCACGCTCGGTCATGGCTCAATCCCAAAATGGTTCATTATCAGCAACTTAACGTTGCCGGTATAGCCGGTACTCAACTCGGCGCATTCCCGGACGATACGGTCGGCAAACCGCTGCACGTTGATGTAGTCAGCGCAACATTCCTCCCTTCCGCGAGAGTCAACGGTAACGTCGAACAGCCCTTCCATAAAGGTTCGGATTCGCTCGTTCATGGCTCAACCCTCTGCTTAATGCCCAACATCTCGCGGTGCAAATTCTCCAGCATCACCCGGTAGGGTGACTGGGGCAGGCAGTCCGTTGCCAGCTTGCATCGGTCTGCAAATGCATCAGTGCGTACAGCTTCGCGTACAACTGCCTGCACCTTGGCAAGCATGTCGTCGGGGTGAGCACTGGTCGGCCAACGCCACCCCATCAGTTCGGCAATGCGTTCATCGGTCATGCCGACCACCACGTCGCCAGGGCGGCAATACCAAAAACCACCACGATCGTGGCGATCGCGTCGCTCACGCAGCTCTTGCGCACCCCCAGCAGCCCCCGCTGGACGATGATCTCGTCCTCGGACATCTCGGTGGTGTTGGGCGGGGTGTAGCCCAGGCCGATCTTTACCTTGCCTGTGTTGTAGACGGTCATACGTCCTCCTGTTGATGTGAAGTTACAGTGTACTACAACTCGGGGTTACAATGGCCGTTTCCACAAGGACTGCCATGACCCTCTCCGAGTACTTCCAAACCGACGTCATGGGCGCCAAGAGCGAGATGGCCCAGTTCCTGGGCATCACCCCCACCTGGATGAGCCTCTTGATCTCAGGCCGGCGCCAAGCCTCTCCTGTCCTTGCGATCGAGATCGAGAGGGCCACCAAGGGCCTCGTGACCCGTCAGGCGTTGAGGCCAGACATCTTCTTCTGACCCGCCTTCCTGCGGTGTTTCATGGCCTCCATGAGGATGTCCTGCACCTCCCTCTTGGTCTCCAGGCGCTGAAGCACCAGCAGGTCCACGGTGTCCCGGGCCAGGATGCGGTGGATGAACACCGGGCGATCGTGGCCTGACTGCAGTTGCCGGGTCGGGCCGATGCGCTCGATGATCTGCAGGTGCTCCTCCAGGTTCCAGTTGACGCTGAAGAACACCAGGATGTTGCCGCCGTCCTGCAAGTTGAGCCCGTGGCCGGCGCTGGCCGGGTGGGCGAACAGGACCGGGATCTTGCCCGCGTTCCAGTCCTTGATCGTCTCGGGCTTCTTGTCCAGGTGGCGCCCCTGGGGGAAGTGCTTCAGCAGCCGGGCCAGATCCGACTTGAAGTTGTACGCCACCAGCACCGGCATCCCGGCTGCCTCCTCGATCACCGACTCCAGGGCCTCCAGCTTGGCCGTGTGGACCTCCTGCCACGCCAGCGCCCCGTCGCCCACGTACATCGCGCCGTTGGCGATCTGCAGGCACTTCTGAGTCTTCGCCGCCGCGTTGAACGCCTCGATCTCGTCGCCCGTGTCGAGGGCGGTGTACATCTCGTCCTCCATGTCCTGGTAGTGCTTGCGGGCCTTGAGCGGCAGCTTGACCATGATGTTGTTGATGATCGGCTCGCGCAGGTCGAACCAGTCCTTGGCCTCGATCGTCAGGCAGACGTCGCGCAGCTTGTCCTGGATCTCGACCTGGGCGATCGCCAGCGGCTCGACCCCGTAGCCCGTCCTGTCGGGACGGAACCACCGCTGCGAGAAGGCGGTGAAGGTTCGGCCCAGGCGCGCACCTGCGTCGATGAACCACGCCTGCCCCCAGAGGTCCTTGAGGCCGTTGCTGGCCGGCGTGCCGGTGAGCTCGATCAGGCGCTTGATGCGGGTGTGGGTGATGCTGCCTAGGGCCTGGGCGCGCTTGCCGCCCTGGCGCAGCCTGAACCCCTTGACCTTGGTGGACTCGTCCAGGACCACCGTGGCGTAGGGCCACTTGTCGCCCCAGTACGCCACCAGCCAGACGATCTGCTCGTAGTTGGTGGTGTAGACCTGCGACGGCGACCGCACGGCGGCGATGCGCTCGCGCTCAGTGCCCACGATCGGCACGACGTTCATGCCCTTCAGGTGGTCCCACTTGAGGACCTCCTCGGGCCACGTCGTCGTCGCCACGCGCAACGGTGCTATCACCAGCGCCGGGCCGTCCTCGACCATCTGCAGGATCTCCAGCGCCGACAGGGTCGCGACCGTCTTGCCGGTGCCCATGCCGGCCCAGACCGCGACGCGCTTCCCGTCCAGGATGTGGTTGATGATCAGCGTCTGGTACGGACGGGGGGTGAACTTCTGGCGCGTGCTCATGCGCGGTACTTCGGTGGGGGCACGTAGACCCTCTCGTGCGTCGTGTACCTGACGCCGCAGGCCGTGCAGCACCGGCGGCGGACCAGGGTAGTGTCCCGGAGCTGCCGGGTGTAGATGACGTCGCTCTTGAAGTTGTTGCATTTGGGGCACATCAGCCTTCCTGTGGGTTCAGTAAATCAATCACGTCTTCGATCGAATCGATCACGTACACCAGCTCACCGAGCCGACGCATGCGGTTGTGCTCGCGGACCTGCTGGGCGGTGGGCTTCTCGCCGGTGGCCTTGAGCTCCACCCAGAACGGCGTGCGCCCGGGCAGCATGACCCGGCGGTCGGGTGCGCCGGCGCGCCCAATCCATTGGGCCTTGCGGATCTCACCGCCCATCAAAATGACGTGCCGGGCCAGATACTTCTCAATCGCGGATTCTCTCATGTCAAATGTATTACGTATTTATGTTTATAGAACGATCCAACTTTTTCGTACCCTAAATCTTCCATTTGTTGTTTTGTCCTAGTAACTGTGGCTTTGACGGCTACTTGCATCCCGTCCTTATTAAGCCAACGCGGGTACGGACCTGTTTTACCGACATAAGCCCAATTAGATGCTTTGTACACATGCCCTGTATGGTTTTGGCTTTCATCGGCGTAAGTAACAAGCGATACAAAACGGCGTTCTTTTCGTATGGCTTTAATGCTTTTAGCCAACAAAAATGAACATGCGTTTTTTGGGGTATCTGGGCGCATCACCATACGACTGAGTCCTAGTACTTTTTTCCACTCTGATTTATTGACCGACTCGCAAGCTACTCTTGTTGGGGGCAACCACCAAACTACACCAAACAATGTGTCGGTATATTTAAGATACAACCCGTGTACGTACACCGCTGTGTTCGACCCCCCTTTAGCGTAATGGTATTTTTGAACCAGAGCTTTAGCGTCGGGCAACGCCGTGGGTCTTACTTCCCAGTCCTCCGCATGCAACACGTACTCCGCCATGTCATTGCTTTCGGTAACGGTAAGTCTCGAAGCCCTTGGCGGCCAGCGGCATGTCCGCCGCCCAGGCCGGTGGCGCCGACATCAGCTCCGACAGGTGCTCGGCGTTGAACTCGGTGCTGTCCGGCGCCTCGGCGATGATCTCGTCGTGCACCGTCAAAACGATCTTGTAGCCGGCGGCCTCGATCAGCGGCATGCTGTGCGCCAAGACGTCCCGAGCGATCGCCTGCACCAGATTCTCGAACAGCTTGCCGCCGTGCGTCTGGATGCGGGTCCACTTCCGGGTGAACTGGTCGATGCCCATGTACGTGATCGCCTCGTTCTTGATCTGCGGCGCCGGGTAGCACGCCACCCGGCCCGACGGCAGCGTGATCAGCAGCCACGTCTTCGTGACCTTCACGCGCAGGCCCAGGTCGACGTACTCGATGCCGCGCGTGCCCAGGGCCTGCTTCACCAGCGTCTGCAGGCGCTTCCAGTAGTCGGTGATGTTGGGGTGCGCGTAGCGCCAGACCCGCTTGAGCGTGTCGCAGGCCACGAACGCATCGTCGGACAGGTTGAACAGCGATCGCTTCTCGCGCAGCGTCCACTCGAAGAACCGATCGGCCTCCTCCACCACCAGCTCAGGCGCCAGCGGCAGGACCTTGGCGGCCATCGCGTCGAGGTCGATACCGTAGGCCCCTGCAAAGGTCACGAATGCCCCCACGCCGCCCGCGTAGGCCAGCGCAAGCTCCTGCACCTTGCCGACCTGCCGCTGGTCGTCGGTGACGTCCTCCGGCCTGACACCGAACGACTTGCTGTAAGCCAACTTGTAGAGGTCGGGGCCGATGCCGGCGTCGAAGTTGCGGAACGCCTGGAGCTTCCACCCCTCGTTCGTCAGCCACGCCTGGACCCGGCCCTCGATGTTGGCGAGGTCGGAGACCACCAGCTTCTTGCGGCCCATCAGCTTGTAGGGCGAGGCGATGATCGTGCCACGGATGGCCGAGCTGGCGAGTTCCATGACGTTGTCGGTGACCATGTCGGCGATGCCCGCCTTGATGGCCTCGATGCCGGCGTCGATCATGGGCTGCTTGAGCGTGGGCCTGGGCAGGTTCTGCGGCTGGAACAGCCTGCCGGCCCACCGGCCCGTGCGCGCCGCGCCGTTGAACTGCAGGGTGCCCCGCAGCCGGCCATCGGAGTTGACGCCGTTGATGAGGGTCTGGTACTTCTTGGTGCTGGTGCTGCTGGCCTGCAGGCGGACCTCCAACAGCTCCTTGAGCGCATCGGGCACCGCAGGGTCGGCAAGGTACTTCTCGACCGTGCCCATCTGCAGGTCGGGCATGTCGATCCCGAACTGCTCCAGGATCTGCAGGCGCAGCGCCGCGCCCTGGGTGGTGCTGCGCACCGCCCCGCCGGTGATGTCCTGGGCCTGCTGCTTCAAATCGATTTGGGCCTTGGCTACCGCGGCGATCGCCGCCCGGGCCAGACCCAGGTCAATCGCCACGCCCCGGTCGTTGATCGTCTGGTCGAGCTCCCACAACGCGCGCTCGGTCGGGGTGTTGTTGAGCGACGGCATGCGCCGCATGCACTCGCGCATCGCGACGATGTCGTTGGCCGCGTAGGCGCGGAACCGCTCCCACTCCGCCGGGTGCGTGGCCTGAGTCGCGCGCCGCAGGATCCGGCTGTCGGGCAGCGGCTTGCAGAACAGGTGGATCAGCTTCTTCCCGTCCTTGTCCTTGGCCTTGTCCGCCGGCAGGCCCAGGACCTCGCCGAGCTGCCCCAGGCTGGGCGGCAGGCCGTGGCTCAGGGCCTGGACCATGGTGTCGTGGATCCGGCTCGTGGGAATCACGATCCCCATGGCGTGCCGGAGGATCGTGCGGTCGAAGTGGCTGTTGTGGATGACTACCCGGACACTGGGCTCGTCGAGCGTGGCCCGCAGTTGCACCCAACGATCGCTATGGAGCTCGTCGGGGAACTGCAGCACCTGCGGGTCGTCTTCACCGACAGCGTAGGCCAGCAGCATGACCTCCGCCTTCTCGGCGTAGGCGTGCGTACCGTGCGCGATCGGCACGGTGCAGTACGTCTCCAGGTCCAGGTAGAGGTCGATCATGTGGCTGCAACTTCCCCGGTCACTTCCCCGGTCACTTCCCCGGTCACTTCCCCGGTGGCGCCGATGGTGTGGACGACAGGCCCAGGGCCGCGCCGCTTGGCCGGTGTGCCGTCTTTCTTGCGGCCCCATGGCGCCTCGGGGTCAACCACCTTGGGCCCCGCAGCCTTCTTGGCGTCGCTCCGCTTCAGCTTGCTCCAATGCTTTGCAAGGGACTTCTGCGCAACCGCTCGGGTGTCTTTGGGCTGCGCCATAGCGGCGTAAAGCATAACCGGAATGGCCTTACGAATCGCGTCAAAATAGGCAGAACACTGGTCAATTTCCCTGTTGTAGCTCTCTGCATCTTTGCACACATACTGGCCGGTGATGATGAACCCGTTGCGCAGGACCAGGACGCAGAACGTCACGAGCTCTAAGCCCTTTGGCGTGTTGGGGAACCCAATCGTGGTCCGAAAATGTTGGCCGTTGTACCCATCCGCGCCGCTGAAGTACACCGTGTTCTGGATGTTGTCTTCCACGTTTTTCACAGTAATTGTGGTCATTTCGTCTCTCCGTCTCTTGTTGAAGGTGGGGCGCCGCTGATCACCGCAAAGCGCCCCAGTAAATCAGACCAAGTCCTCGATCGTCAGGTCGTCGAAGTCTTCCGCGTCGGCCACGCCACCACCAACGAACGACTCGCCGTCCTTGTAGAACTGGACGCCCATCAGCGTCGCGTTCACGCGCTTGCCGTAGTTGTTGTCCTGCGTCCACAGCTCCAGCACCGCGTTGACGTAGCAACCGGCGTAGGGGCGACCGTCCTCGGCCACCAGCGGCGACCGGTTGGTGTCCACCACCGAGGGCTTGAGCGGGTTGCGGGCGCTGATGTACATCATCCCCTCAAACCCGTCGTAGTTGGACTTCAGGTCGCCCGAGTGCAGGCAGGTCTTGTCCGCCGCGCGGATCGTTTTCAAGATCGCGTCGGCCTTGGCGCCCCACTTCTCGGCGGCGACCGTCGTGATGGCGGTGTTGATCATCGCGATCTGCGGGTCCTTGGGGCTGATCAGGAAGGCCGCGCTGAAGGCGGGCTTGCCCTCACCGTTGACCGTCTTGGCCTCGAACAGTTGGGGGAACGACAGGCGCACTGCGTTGAGCTTGATTTTCATGCTTCTTCTCCTTGGGGGGTTGGTGTTGTCACGTCATCGAAATCGGAAGCGGCTGCTGATGTGACCAGCGCAGGCCGTTTGTCTGTCTCCGGGGCCACCGACGGGCGGCCCTCGGCTTGGGTGATGAGCTCCTGCACCTTGGCCCACTGACGCGGGCCCAGGTCGCCCTGCTTGAAGACCCACTCGATGTTGGTCGGGCTCGCCAACGAGTAGTTGTACATCTGGTCGTGCTTGATACGCATCTTCTTGAGCGCCTCCTCGGCCACCGCTGGGTCACCCCAGGCCCGATTGCCGCGCTTGCCCTGCACGAGCTTGTAGCCCCGCACAGACTCACCGGCCAGCAGGCGCCGCTCGACCTCGGCCCGGACCGCCTTGACCCACGCTTCGATCAGCGATGCGTTGGTCATCACGCGGCCCAGGTCGGCGTCGTCGGCGGTCTCGGGCACCACTACGTCGAAGTCGGCCAGGACCTGCTCCCGGATCGCCGGGCACGTCGCCTTGGCCCGGCACCACTGGCACGCCTTGGGGCTGGGGTTCAGGGTCTCGTCGTGCAGGCCGATCGCCCAGGTAGTGCGCTGAACCTTGTGGGCGAACCCTTCGAGCTCGGGCACCGAGATCGTCCACTCCGACAGCGCACCAAGGCGCGGCTGGTCGACGATCATGCGCACGCGCGTCGGTGAGTAGGCGTGCCCAAACTCCACGTACGCCGCGTGCGCGTACATCATGAGCTGGGCGTTCTCCACCACGTCCACCACCACCCCACGACCGAACTTGGCGTCGATGACGATGAACTCGTCGGGCGTCAGGATGACCGCGTCCGCCGTGCCGGTGGCGCCTTCCTCGCCCGTCATGTGATCGATCGGCAGGCTCTGCTCGACCAGCAGGATGCCCCCGGTGGCGGCGACGATTGCCCGGACGTTGTCAACGTAGGTCTGCACCGACTGCGCCTGCTCCGGCGTGAGGCTCTCGAAATCAGCGGCGGCGTCCAGGTTTTGGGCCAAGCACTCCGAGGCGACCAAGTGCATCATCGTGCCCTCGTCCGCGGCCTTGCTCGACCTGTCCTCCAGGCCCTCGCAGAGGATCACCGACCCGGGGCAGGTCATCCAGCGCGCTGCGCTGCTGGGGGAGAGTTTTGCGTGAATGCCGGCCATCAGAATTCGTCCTCGTCGTCGGGGTAATCGGGATCGTCGGGCAGTTCCATGTCATCGGCCCTAATAAACTCCTCACGTGCGCCCAATACGTGCTCGACAATCTCGCAAATTTTGTGGGTGAGCTCGTAGACGTTGGGGTACGTCGACACCAGGGCGGGGAGCAACGCTGCAACGTACATGTCAAAAGCGCCAATTTGCTTTGCTCGATCGGCCTGCAATTCCTCCTTATAACTGCACATTCGGAACCACTTGGCGCGGTCCGTTGTGAGTTTGAGCTTCTCCCGCAAGCTCTCAACCGTGTCCACTTTTTCAGTCATTTCTGTTCCTTTATTTAATTCGCCAGATCGGGTACATGCTGGCATGACTCAGTACAGAGGAGGCTTTCACCCACTCCCCGGTGCGTTCAATTAGGTTCGACTTGGCAAGCCCGGAGACTATTGCCCCCCAGGCGTTGGGATGCGTAGGGTCCGGTAGGTTGCAAACAATGCAGTACTGGCGCGCGTCCTCTATGACGCACGGCCCTTTGTCCGCGATGTACTCCAGAATCATCCGCTTTGCCAACTCTTTCCATTCGGCGCTTTGGCTTGATTCCACAAGCCGCATACCGAACTCCCCCAACGCTTCGCCCCGTTGCCGGTCCATCTCAAAGCCTGGGGTCAGGCCAGCTCCGCCAAAAAAGCGGCGTAGTCCTCCTTTTTGAGCTCGGGACCCTTCTTGGCGCCGAACTTGCCCAGCGCCGCGATGACCTTGGTCCGGTCGACCTTGAACGAGTCGATGATGGCCTGGGCCACCTGGGCGTACTCAACCGCTGCCGGTGCTTCCACCACGGCCTCACGCGGCTGGAGCGCCGGCATGACATACGGGACCTCGGGGGCGGCCTTCTCGTCCGGTTTGACCAACACCGGCAACCCATCGATGCGGGCAACGATCGTGCTCACGTTGTCTTTGGTTGACTCGACGTGGTACGTCATCACGGGTGCGGTAACCGGCGCCGCTGGGCGCATCACCGCGATCAACTCGCGGATGGCGGCGGTGTTGTCCGCCAGGGCTTGTTCTAGACTCATGAGGGCTCCTACATAGGACAAACGAAATGTTGTCCAGCCCAAGTACTATAGCATTGTTGTGAGGCTCCGCAAGCCCCCCTACAACTTTTCTCGTGTACCATCGGCTTTTGTACAAAGGAGCAACACCATGACCGGGATCGAACAGGCAGTCGCCGTCGCTGGCAGCCAGCGCAACCTAGCCGAGATGCTGGGCGTCACCCAGCAGCTCGTGAGCTACTGGATCAAACAGAAGTGCGTGCCCCAGCGCCGCATCGTCGAGGTCGAGCAGATGACCGGCATCAGCCGCGACCTGCTGATCGACCCGCGCCTCGCCGAGCTCCTGTCGAAGGAGGTGTAGACTGTGCGCGAACCCCGGCTAGGTGTGGCTGATCCCCATGCCGAAAGGCAATCCCGTCTCTGCCCCGCCGGTAAGTTCACCCTAACCCGACTGAGACGCGGCCAGAGATTGGGACAACAATGACAACAGCACACCCGCCGATTGGCGAGGTCTACGAGCCGGGCAACATCCCCGGCGAGCTCAAGGCGATGGCGCGGTGGTCGCCCTGGCGAGCGCAATGGAACGAGAAGCGAGGCAAGTGGGACAAGATCCCCGGCAACCAACGCAGCACTGCCAAGCCCGAGACGTGGCTGACCTTCGAGGCCGCGCAGGCCGAGTTGCAGGCCAACCCCACCGCCTTCGCGGGGCTTGGGTTCGTGGTGACAGGGCTGCCCGAGTTCACGTTCATCGACATCGACAAATGTATCGACGAGGCGGGTGCGTTCTCAGCCCGAGCGATCGAGATCATCGCGGCGGTTGCCAGCTACACCGAGATCTCACCGAGCGGTCGGGGCCTGCGCATAGTTGCCCGGGGCGCGTCACCAACAGACTGGAACAACCACGAATTGGGTGTCGAGGTCTACGCCGGCCACGCCGCGCGCTTCCTGACGATCACCGGGGACATCTACGGCGACTCGTTGGGGGTCCACGACATCACCGAGGCGACGCAAGCCGACCTGCGCAGCCGGTACGGCAAGAGCGCCGCGCCCAAGCTCACCGTCATCCCCGGGGGCGTGCCGCCGATGCCCGAGGTGTGGCCCGAGATCGTCCTGCCCGACATCAGTACGCTGGACCTGCCCGCCGATACCATGGCCTTCCTGCTGGAGGGCTTGGACGAGGGCGACGGGTCCGCCGCGCTGCACCTTGCGGGCGTGCGCCTGTACAGTTTGGGCCTGCCCGACCAGATGGTGCTGTCGCTCCTGGCGAGCAGCTACGCGATGGACGTGGCGATGCGCCACCGCGGCGACAACGAGTTGCGCGCCCAGCAGTACTTGTGGGTCGAGCACTGCGTCAAGGCCAAGCCCAAGGCCACCGCCCACGCGGAGATCAACGCCATGTTCGACGACCTGGGGCCGCCCCCGGGGGAGAACCCCGGGGTAGAACCCCGGATCGGAGCGACCACCAAGGCCGAGCGATTTCGCATCGAGACCGCGCCCGAGTTTGCCGTCAGACGGCAGTCGACGTGGCTCTGCAAGGGCATCGTCCCCCACGCCACCCTGGGCGTGATCTACGGGGCCAGCGGCTCCGGCAAGACGTTCGTGGCGTTCGACCTGATCGCCACCCTGACCCTCGGGCGGGACTGGCGCGGTCACCGGACCCCCAGGCCGATCGCGCCCCTGTGGATTGCCGCGGAGGGCGTTGAGGACATGCGCAAGCGTCTGGCCGGCGCCTGCCAGCACATGGGCGTTGCCCTGGCGGACCTCAACATGCGGTTCGTCGGCGACGCCCCGAACTTCCTGGAGGAGATTGACGTCAAGGCCCTGCTCGCGCAGATCAAGAAGCAAGGCAGCGGGTTCGACGTGATCATCATCGACACCCTCGCCCAAGTCATGCCCGGCGGCAACGAGAACAGCGGCGAGGACATGGGCAAGGTCCTGGGCTACTGCAAGGCCATCAGCCGGGCCACCGGCGCCATGGTCATCCTGATCCACCACAGTGGCAAGGACGAGAGCAAGGGCGCCCGTGGCTGGTCAGGGCTGCGCGCGGCGTCGGACTTCGAGATCGAGGTGCTGCGCCTGGACGACGATCGCGTTGCCACCGTCACCAAGATGAAGGGCGGCCTGGACGGCGGCGAGTACGGGTTCGAGCTCTTGACCGTTGTCGTTGGGCAGGACGCGGATGGGGATGACGAGACGACCTGCGTTGTGCATTTCACGGATGTCGGTAGGCAGGCGGTGGTGGGCCAGAAGGGCAAGCCCAAGGACATCGACCCCAAGGCCGTCTGGCAGCCTCTGGTGCTTGAAGAGGCCACGACCCTCCTGGCGACCAACACGGGGATCCTGACTCAGGCCGAGCTGGTCAGGGCGGTGCTGGCCCGGCGTCCGTTCGTGCCCGACCCGGACAGACCGGACAAGCGGGACCAGCGCGGCACCAAGATCAACGGCGCGATCGTTGAGCTTGTGGCGGCTGGTCGCCTGTCGGTAGACGAGGGGGGAAGGGTCGAAATGCCCAACAATGAGGCAGGAATGTGGGCAGAATGACCGTGCAAAATTTTACTGTTCCAGATGTTCCAGACTGTTCCAGACGTGTTCCAGACGTGCTCTAGAGCAAATGTGCATGCTCTACTTGTTCCAGATACCACCTGGAGCACCCCCTGACAGGGGTGCTCTAGGTCTGGAACATAGAGCAGGGGTTCGGAACAAACCCCCGGTGAAAAAAAAGTTGAGGAGGGGGCTTGTGGGCCACAAAGAACTTGTTGTATGATCTCTACATCAGCAACCCACCCCGAAGGACTTGACCATGAACGCAATCGCAAACACCGCCGCCAACGCCGACGAGCTTGGCTCGCTGCTCTCCCAGATCGCCGCCCTCACGGCCAAGGCCGACGCGCTCAAGGAAAGCTTCCGCGACGCCGCAACGGCGTCGGTGGACGCCCCCAAGGCGTTTGAGGGCGAGTTCTTCAAAGCCACGGTCGTCCAGGCCGACCGCACCACGGTGGCCTACGCCAAGCTGGTGAAAGACATCGGGGTGGCGCCCGAGATCGTGGCGAAGTACGCGACCTTGAGCGCGGTGTTCACGGTAAAGATTTCCCTCAAGTAAAAACCCCGGGGCCTCGGCCCCATTTCAAGGAGAGCAGCAATGTACGCATCAATCTACAAGGCCCCCAAGGGCTGGGCATCAAAGTTCCGGGTCATCGTCCACGCAACCCCGAGCATCAACGACCAGACCGGCGAGTTCCTCGCCGGCACCATCGGCGAGGCCCGCCGCATCTGCAAGGCCAAGGGCCTCAAGCCCTGGAATTTCTGATGTACAGCCGGGACAGGAACCGGCGGCAGCACTACGTGCCCGAGCCGGAGCGGTCCTTCGTGGACGCATTCATCGGGGAGCTGATTGCCGGCTCCGTCGTGTTTGCGGTCTTTGCGGCCATCGGCGTTGCCCTGGCGTTGTTTCTATGACGCAGAAATTCAGGGGCAACGCCCCGGTCACCGACGAGTGGATGCACTTGCACTCGTTTCACCACGAGGACCTGGACTGGCGCCTGTTCTTTCGGGTCAAGGACCAGTCCGGCGGCTGGATCAGCGGCAAGCTGGTCGTCGACGGCAAGGCGCCGCGCAAGGCCAACTACTGGCTCGGCTGGCGGGATGGCCGGTTTGCCCGTACCCGGGACGCCGGGACGTTGTACACCGGCAGGCAGGAGCTGTACGAGCAAGTCGAGAATTTCATCAACCAAGGACACACCAATGGCAACCCAAACGCTTAAAACAGCCCCAGCAGCGCGAAAGCTGGCCCGGGTGGTACCCAAGCCCCAGCCGGAGCCTGCGGAGGCTCCTGTGGCCTCCACGGCCACTTACCGAATGCCCGTCGACGTGTCGGACTGGATCGAGCAGGCCGAGAGCCGGCTGCGGCACGCCGCCACCGAGATTGCCCGGCTGAAGGAAGAGAACAAGCAACTCAAGCACTCGAACCGCGTGATGGAGCAGCGAGTCATGGGGCGCAGCGATGACTGAAATAGAAGACGACTCGACCCCGGCGCGCGACGCCGCCCGGTTCCGTTACTTGAGCCAGCGCGTGGTGGCGATTCAATACGGCGATCACGTAGGTATGGCGGTCGACACTCGGGACCTCAAGGACGTGGAGTTCGCCGAGGAACCCACGTTCCGGCAATTGATTGACGCGATGATGGCAAATTCTGTGGACCGAACAACAAAAGGACACTGACGTGGAACTGACACAGTGGTTTGACCCCGACGAGAAGCCAACCATCAACGGGTGGTACGACACCCGGTGGTTTGCGGGCGACCGGTTTACCGAGAATCGACTTTGGTGGCGGAAGGGCTGGCGTCTGGATTCGCGCAGCCCGCTCTTGCCGAATCAGCACAGGCCGTGGCTGGGTTTGCGGCCAACGGATGCCGAACTGGAGCGTCGCACCGGGGAGCCACACATCGACGGGTACCCACTGCAAAGCGGGTTACCGCCGGCAAAGGAGATTCTTAAGCCATGACTGAAACCGAACGCGAGCTCGACCTCATGTTGGGGGACGCGCTCACCGAGAACGAACGCCTCCGGAAACGACTTCAGTACCAGGAGGACAGGGACGGGTGGATCGGCACCCACAACCCCGACTGCTGGAGCTACGGCCCCCGGCACTACGAGTGCGCGCTGCGGCGCATCAAGGAGCTCGAACGTGCTGCGACTTGAGACGCGGCTGCTGGTGGACCTCGCCGGGTCACTGGCGGGGGACTACCCCCAGGGGGTCAAGTGCGAGACCCTGGCAACGCGGATGGCGATCCGGCACGACCACTGCGGCAAGATTCTGCATCTGGCGCGCAAGGCGGGCCTGATAGACATCTCGGGCAGCGGCGTGGCGGCGCGGTGGGGCACCCCGGCGATCGTCGCCGAGCTCAACACGGCGTACTGGACCCGCAACCGGCTGCGGGGCAAGAAGGCGCGCGAGGCCAAGGTGGCACGCGAGCAGGCCCGGCTCGACGCGGCAGAGCTGGCGCCCAGGCGCAAGGCCCCGTTGTTCACGGTACGCGCGCCCAACAGCGTCTGGCAGCTCGGTGAGTTCATGGACCTGCCACCGATCGAAATCCAACGCAAAAAGAAGTTGCACAGGGCTCAAACTTCAAGTTAGAATCTCTACTTCAGCAACCGGAGAGCAGCATGTACAGAGAAGACGTCGAACCCGCAACCCGCAAGGCCCTGGACGACTTTTTGGCGGAAGCCTGGGAATTCCGGGACGAGCTCGTAAACGAGGAATTGACGGTCGTACGCCGCGATGAGATCGCCGCGACCATCTCCAAGGCGGTGATCCCGCTGACAAAAGTCGTGGTCGTTGAGTGCCTGCAAGTCATCGCCGGCGTCACCCTGCCCGACACCGAGGAGTTCGAGGACGAGCTCTACACCGTTTTGTACGACTACTTTCTGGAGTGAACATGGAACGCACCCACACCGAGAACGAGCTCGCCGCCTACGTGGCAGGCAACACCCTGGCAACGGGCCTGCACGCCGCCCTGGCGGACCAGGAAGCCGAGCTCGACCGCATGCGCTACCTGCTCAAGGAGGCGGTAGACACGCTGCGCTACATCAGCGCCCACCGCAAGCACGCGGAAACGCTTGTCGACCTTGCCGAGACGCTCGAAGGCGTCGCTGACGTGTGGCTGTTCGACCACGCGGTCGAGGCCGACAACCTGACCGGGGCGTAAAAATAATTGAAGAAAAAGCCCCACGGGGCTCAAACTTGAAGTTAGAATCTCTACATCAGCAACGCAACGGAGATCGACATGACCCAACTCTTCACCCGCACCGGCACCGCCCGCACCGCCAACTGTGTTGGCGGCTACAGCTACACGTCGAAGTGCACCCGTTGCGGTGGCGCTGGTGGCCGCCGCGAGTGGAACCACTCCGGCTACGTCTGCTTCCTGTGCGGCGGCTCCGGGGTTGGCAAGGTCAAGATCGACAAGCTCTACACGGTCGAGCAGAACGCCAAGCTCGACGCCACCGCAGTCAAGCGCGCGGAGGCATCGACCGCCAAGGCCAACGCCATCCACGCTGCCCGCGAGGCCGAGCTGGTCGCCCAGCGCGCAGCCTTCGTGGCTGACAACGCCGAGTTCGTTGCCAAGCTCCAGGGCCTGGACGGCGACTTCTGGGGCGGCTTCCGCGAGTCCTTCCTGGCCCGCGCCAAGGCCCCCACAGAGCGCCAGATCGCCCTGGTCGATGCCGAGGTCGCCAAGCGTGCCAAGGCCCCCAGCGCGCACGTCGGCGCGATCGGCGACAAGGTCACCCTGACCCTGACCTGCGAGCGCGAAGTCCGCCTGGAGTCCCAGTTTGGCACGAGCTGGATGAGCATCTGCCGCGACGCAGCCGGCAACGTGGTCATCTACAAGGGCAACGCCCAGTTCCTGGGCCTGAACGAGACCGGCGAGGTCAAGGCCACCATCAAGGACCACGCGGTCTACAACGGCGTGGCGCAGACCATGATCATGCGCCCCAAGGTCACGCAAACAACGTAAAAAATTTACCTGGAGCCTCAAACTCCGGGTTACAATCTCTACTTCAGCAAAGGAGATCGACATGGCTTACCGTCAAATGCACCTCAACAAAGCCGGCAGCGGAATGGCTGCCAAGACCGCCTGCGGGCGCAACATCCTGCGCGCGCCGGTCTCGTGCGGCTGGGCCGGCTTCAAATTGACCCCGGAGGACCAGCAGTGCGAGAAGTGCGCGGCCAGCAAGCAGGCCGAGCTGAATGCTCGCCGCGACGCTGACCTCTGGATTCCGGAGAGCCCGGACGCCTGGATGGTGGCCGACGACGCATTGATCGCAGCAAGGAGAGCAGCATGACCCAAAACGAGTTCAACGCCCTGGTCAGCCAGGACATCCAGGCCCGCGTGGCCGCCGCCCAGGCCCGCTACGAGGCCGATCTGGCCGACGAGGAGTACTTCGAGGCCGGCATGACGCCCGGCGAGCAGGCGTACTGGGACGCAGTCGAGGGGGCAGCGCAATGATGGTCCTCTCGCCCGCCTACGGGCGTGACTACGCGAACAAGGCGGCGGTCCGGGCCGACTGGGAGGCCGACAAGGACTTCATCGTCGCAAGCTACAGCATCTGGACCGGCAAGCCGGTTAATCGCGCGCAGCTCGTCGAGGCGTCGGCCTGGGCCAGCAAGGCCATGCCCGAGCAGCCGCAGCGCGTCAGCATCCGCTACGCGCGACTGCGCAGGACCCTGGTCATCGACATAATTCCGAGATGACTGACGCCAAACGCATCGCCAAGCTGGAGGCCCAGGTTGAGGCGCTACGCGCCCGCCTGGACGCCCGCACGACGCAGCTCACGCTCGTGCTGCTGCAGATCTCGGACATGACAGGGCAGCTCAAGGGGCCATTGCCCGAGGGCTACGAGCCCCATGAACTGCCGGCGGACTACACCGGCAAGCTCTGGATTGAAGGCCAGCTCCGGCAACGTTTGCAAGGGGTGCTTGACGCGATGTAAACTCGCGCGCATGGCTACAAAAGGACGCCCCAAGGGCATAAGCAATTTTCCGAACAAGGCCGAGCTCAAGCTCGACGTTGCGGCCTGGATTGCGTCGAGCAAGCCGCTGGCGCAATGGTGCGCTCTGCCGGGGCACCCAAGTGCAGTTGCAATTTCCGATTGGCAGCGCGAAGACCCAGACTTCGCTTTGGCGTACGCGCGCGCCCGGGATACCGGATACGAGATCATCGCGCAAGATTGCATGCGGCTGATCGATACTCAACCGCTGGAGGTCCACGACGACCTGGGCAATAAGCGGTACGACCCGGGCAGTATCTCGTGGCGCAAGAATCAGACGGACGTCCGCCTGCGCCTGCTCGCTTGCTGGGACCCCAAGAAGTACGGTTCGCGTCAGAATGTGACGGTGGACGACTCGAAGGTCGAGCATACGGTGAGCTTCGACATATTCGGCGAGCTGCTGAAGAACATGGCGCTCAAGCGCCAAACCGAGGAATAATGGATGGATCCCCAGCACCTGATCGACATCGGCCTGGGGACTATCTCCGCCGTCACCGGGTGGTTTGCCCGCGAGCTATGGTCGGCGGTCAAAGAGCTCAAGGCCGACCTTGCCAAGTTGTCGGTGGAGCTGCCCAAGACTTACGTGACGCGCGACGACTACCGCTCCGACCTGAAAGAGATCAAGGAAATGCTCGGCAAGATCTTCGACCGGCTCGACGGAAAGGCCGACAAGTGACACTTACCGAACAACTCCGGCGCGACGAGGGCACCGAGTCCTGCGCCTACCAGGATTCGCTCGGGTACTGGACGATCGGCGTCGGGCGCCTGATCGACGCGCGCAAGGGCGGCGGCCTGTCGAACGAAGAGATCGACTACCTGCTCGACAACGACATCAAGGCCAAGACCCGCGAGGTACTGTTGGCGCTGCCGTGGGCTGCGAGGCTCTCAGAGCCCCGTAGAGCCGTTTTGGTGAACATGGCCTTCCAGATGGGCACCAAGGGCCTGCTGGCCTTCCACAGGACCCTGGGCAGCGTTGAGGACGGCCAGTACGGCGATGCTGCGGTGGAGATGCTCAACAGCACCTGGGCGAAGCAGACGCCCGCCAGGGCGATGCGGCTCGCGACGCAGATGGAGACCGACAAGTGGCAGTAGATCCGCTGACCGCCGGCATCGAGCTCGCCACCGCGGCGATCGGCAAGATCTGGCCCGACAAGTCGGCAGCCGAGGCGGCGCAGCTCGCCGCGGCGGTGGCGATCGTCCAGGGCCAGCTCGACACCAACAAAGCCGAGGCGGCCAGCCCCAGCGCGTTCACCAGCGGCTGGCGCCCGGCGATCGGCTGGGTCTGCGCTGCGGCGCTGGCCGGCCAGTACGTCGCGCGGCCCCTGCTGCAGTGGGCCGGCATCGTGACCGGGCACGCATGGCCGGCGCTGCCGGGCATCGACGGAAATCTCTGGGAGCTCATGCTCGGCATGCTCGGCCTGGGCGGCCTGCGCACGTTCGAGAAGACCAAAGGCGTCGCGTAATGCTGGAGCTGCTCGAAGACCCGGCGGTCCTCAAGCAGTACTCGCAACTCCCCGCGGCGCAGCGGGCGGCGTTCGACTGGCGCGCGCGCTGGCTCATGAAAGCGCACAAGCACCAGATCGAGCCGCCGGGGGACTGGTGGAGCATCTGGCTGATGTGCGCGGGGCGCGGCGCCGGCAAGACCCGGGCAGCCGCCGAGACACTGGGCTGGTGGGCCTGGGAGCAACCCAACACCCGCTGGCTGGTGTCGGCGCCCACCAGCTCCGACCTGCGCAGCACCTGCTACGAGGGCGACAGCGGCTTGCTGGCGGTCATCCCGCCGGTGCTGGTGGCGAAGTACAACAGCACGCTGCACGAGCTCACGCTGACCAACGGCACGCTGATCAAGGGCATACCGGCATCGGAGCCCGAGCGGTTCCGGGGTCCGCAGTTCCACGGCGGCTGGCTCGACGAGCTCGCGGCCTGGGAGTACCTGCAGGAGTCCTGGGACATGATCCAGTTCGGCATCCGCCTGGGCACCCACACCAAGCTGATCGCGTCGACCACGCCCAAGCCCAAGGACGTGGTGATGGCGCTGATCGACCGAGACGGCGACGACGTGGCGGTCACGCGCGCGTCGACCTACGCCAACATCAAGAACCTCGCGCCATCGTTCCAGAAGCAGATCCTGCAGTACGAGGGCACGAAGCTGGGCCGTCAGGAGATCCACGCCGAGATCATCGACCCGGAAGAGGGCGGCATCGTCAAGCGGGACTGGTTCAAGCTCTGGCCGGCGGCCAAGCCCCTGCCCAAGTTCGAGTTCGTGCTGCAGAGCCTGGACTGCGCGACGAGCGAGAAGACGATCAACGACCCGACGGCGCACATCACGATCGGGATCTTCAAGCCCGAGGACGGCAGCATGTGCGCGCTGGTGGTCGACTGCTGGCAGGAGCACTTGCAGTACCCGGACCTGCGCCCCAAGGTGCTCGACGAGTACGAGACGGTGTACGGTGAGGGCAAGAACAAGAAGCGCGTCGACCTGCTGCTGGTGGAGGACAAGAGCGCCGGCATCAGCTTGATCCAGGACCTGCAGCGCGCCGGCGTGCCCGTGCAAGCCTACAATCCGGGCCGGGCCGACAAGATCCAGCGCCTGTCGATCGTGTCGAACATCATTAAGGCCGGGCGTGTCTGGGTGCCCGAGAGCAGCAACAAGCGCGGGTTCGTGCGTGACTGGGCCGAGGGCATGATCAGCCAGATCTGCAGCTTTCCCGAGGGCACGGCGCACGACGACTTCGTGGACGCAATGAGCCAGGGCCTGCGCTACCTGCGCGACGCCGGCTGGCTGACGATCGACTACCCCAAGGACTGGCTGGACGAGGACGACTACGCGGACGCCGACAAGACGAGCAACAAGCGGCGGGGCAACCCGTACGACCAGTGAGGTCAACACCATGAAGGATTCACGCTATGCCACAAGCCAAGAAGGCCCTTTCTACCGCGTCCGCCCGCGAGCTGTTGAAGGCACTGGAGCGCGACTACAAAGCCTACGAGAAGAAGGTGGGGCGGATCCCGACAATGCACGCGGATCTGCACAACGCGCAGCTCCGAAACCACTTTCGGGCGAAGAGATCCGAGAGCTGATTCGCAGCAAGAACAACGTCGCGCATGAGGCGGCGGATCAGTACAGCCGGCAGTTCCTGGGCAAACCCTACGCGCCGATGCCCAACACCGAGAGCTCGCTGCAGAAGCAGGGGCCGATCGGGCGCATTCAAACGCTAGCGAATTCCGAGGACCCGGCCTACAAGGAGGCGGTGTTCGAGGCATACCGGCGCAAGATGCCCGAGGTGGTGGGTGATGCTCGGGACTACGACGACCTGCTCACGAGGGCGTACGAGCAACTTAAGCACGAGACCAAACTGCAGTTTAACTCGTTGCCGGTGAACATGAGCTTCCACCGGGCAGGCGAGGGCGATTACCGCACCAGCAAGGAGATGCTGCACGACGTGCACAACAACCGCCACCTGTCGGTGTTCCAGGGCGGCGACCCGCACGACAAGATGTCGGAAGTGGATCCCGAGACGGGGCTCACCAGCACCGAGTTGTTTCGGGCAGTGCACGACTTCTACGGGCACGCGGTGCACGGGTACGAGTTTGGCCCCAAGGGCGAAGAGGGCGCCTGGGCGGCGCATTCGGCCATGTACAGCCCGCTGGCAAACATGGCAATGACCCCAGAGACCCGGGGCGCGAATAGCGTGGTGAACTACAGCCCGCTCAACGCCGAGTTTAAGCAAGGCGTGCGCAAGGCCACCGAGGCCGCGCACGAGGCCATGCGGCGAGGGCACCACGAGGAGGCCGAGAAGTTCCTGGCGCACAAGCGCGAGCTGCTGGGCGGGTTTCAGTACGCGCCCAACAAGGCGTCCTTGCTGCCGCCAGAGTTCTTGAGGGGGGACTACAAGGGCGGCGTGCCGGCGTACCTGCGCGAGATCATCAAGCCGGCCCACGGGGTTGAAGCCGAGCTGACGCACTTCAGCCCTGACCCGGCGCTGACCCAGACAGACCCGACGCGGTACGGCACCGGCATCAAGGGCGCGGATGCTTCACGGTTGGAAAACCCTGCGGCGCAACGCGATCGGACGTACTTCTACGCGGGCAGGCCGGAGCGTGGTGAGATGGGCCTGGGCGCCAATCGGTATCGCGCCACGGTACCGAACCTGTACGACGTGGCGGCGGACCCCGAGAAACTGCACCGGCTGGCGATCGAGCACAACGTCAACCCGGTGACCGCCAAGTACAACCCAGGCGTGGCCTACCCGCAGGAAGCCTTCACCGATCTTGAACGACTGGCGCACGAGTACGGGTACAGCGGCGTGCTCAATAAAAACTTGGGCATGCCGACAGCGGCGGTGTTCAAGCCCACAGAAGTGACCCGGTACGCGCAAGGCGGACTGGCGCAAATCAAGCGGTAGGACACCACCATGGCTAAGGCACCCAGCGTCGGGCAGATGAGCGCAGAGATGCGCGAGAAGGGCCGGCAGGCGTTCCTAAAGCCCAGCAAGGTCAAGGACGTGCTGTACCACGGGTCGCTCAACGACATCCCCGAGTTCAAGCCGGGCGCCAAGGGCCTGCTCGGCCCGGGCGTGTACCTGACGCCGCACCCAGGTAAGGCGGGCGCGTACGCAAACTTTCAGGGCAGGATCAAGGGCGACGCCACCGGCACCAACGTTATGCCGGTGCACGCCCAGATCAAGAACCCGTACTACTTCGACCGCGACCCGCTGGTGCCGATGACGAGCGAGCACGTCGAGAGACTGAAGGCGCTCGGGCATGACGCGGCGATATTGCGGGATACGGAAGGCAACATCAATCAGGTGAACGTGTTCCACCCGCACCAGATCAAGTCGGCAATCGGCAACCGTGGCACGTACGACACGACGAACCCAGACATCACCAAGGCCCAAGGAGGCGCTGTGAAACCCGTCAAGCTCAAAGAGGGCCAGCAGCCTCCGTACCAGGACCCCAAGACCAGCAAGATCGACGACTGGAAGTGGCACCCGATGGAGCGCATCCGCCAGGAGCTGTCAGCCCGGCGCGAGCTGCCCGAGCACGTCACGCCCTACGCCGACTACATGCGCGAGATGAACGCCAAGGCGCAGGCCGGGGAGCTCACGCCGCGCGATCTGGTCAAGGCGTACACGATCACGCAGAGCAGCATCGGGCGCGGCGGGCTGTCGCACTCGATGGCTACCAGTCGCGGCATGAAACTGCCCAAGACGGGCGGCGAGGTGCGGCCTGAAGGCGCGTTTGCTGAGTGGCTGGGCTCACCCATGGGGCAGAAGTACCTCGATGCCTCGATGCGCGGCGAGGACCACCCCGAGGCAATGGAAGACCTGCGCGCGAAGTTCGCGCCGTTCGGCAAGCAGAACGCCCAAGTGGAGGCCATGCAGTACGCAACGAAGACGTTGCCGCAGCGAGTGGCAAGCGCCAACTACGCCGTGACCGGCGGCAAGGATGACTACCGCAAGTTCGCCGGCAACATCCGGGGCATCGCTGGCGCCAAGTCGGGGTTCATCGGCTCGCTGCTGGGCCGTGGTGACTTGCCCACACTGGACGCTCGCCAGCTCAACTTGCACTCGCTGTCGCACCCGACCAAGACGCCCGAGGGCATGATGTCGCGCGGCAAGGGCCTGGGCGGCCAGGAGGCGGTGGACCGGCTGATCGCGCGCCAGGACGCCCTGGGGTACAAGATCCCCAAAGAGCTCGCGCCCTACGCCCAGCACCTGATCCACCACGACGTGTGGGACCAGCGCGGCGGCACCAAGACCACGCACGAGGACCTGATCAAGGCCATGCGCGGGTACGCCGATGGTGGTGACGTTGAGCAGATGCGCCACGCCCTGATGGTCAAGCACTTGGCCGGCGGCACGAAGCAACCCAAGGCCGTGCTGCTGCCGCAGAGCGATCCCGAGTACCAGCGGATCATGGACAAGTGGAGGAGCGGCGAGAAGCTCTCCGCCGCGGAGAACGTGAACCTGGGCATCAGCCACCCTGTCAGCGCAGTCAAGCTGCGCGCGCCTATCGGGACCCTGGGCTACAAAGAGCGGGCGGATCCGAGCCAGCCCGTGTCGCCAGAGAAGTTCATCACACCTGAGAACTTGCAAGGCGGCGCTGGCATTCCGCTGATCGGCGATATGGCCCGTCTGGGGTTGTTGACGCACGTTGGCGATGAGGAATTACCTACACCAGTACGGATGCAGGCAGGCGCGCACCACATGCGCAAGATCAAACCCCCGGGCGAGAGTTCTATCTGGTCATCTGCCCCCGGTGTCATTACGCGGCAGAGCAAGCTGGTAAAAACTGCCATTGGCATGCCGGGTGTGGATAAGGTCTATGGCCTACATGCGTCTATGACACCAACCGGTGTTGACTTTGGCAAACCCTTGAGCAAGACGCTGGTGGGGCAACTTCAAAACAACCCACCGCACCCGGACGTTGGCAATGCTTTTAACGAGGGCATGCGCAAGAGATACCCGGAATTTGCTGGTGTTGAAAACCCCGCAGAGTTGCACGAACAGCTCATGGCTGACACTAGGCGCGCGCCTGGGATGCGCAAGGCGTTCGTAAAACTGATGGACTCGGCGCCATACCAGAACGCTGGCATGCCCAGCGTCGGCCATGCGCGCGTCGCAATATCGGATCCAGAACAACTGAACCTACCCGTTCACTCAATGGGGATGGCAATTGGGGAATATGAACCAACGGGGCGCATCATCCGAAAAGCAACGATGCCCCACGAGGATTACAGCGCGGAGAGCGCAGGCAAGCATACGGGGCGGTTTGAGGTGCCCATGTCCCGGGGAGAGATGTTCCCGGAATGGGAAGCCAAGCGTAGGGAGTTGAACATGAGCACAGCGGCGGATCCCCGATCGTTTTCCATGAGCATGCCTATCCAGAAGTATGACCAAGAATGGGTCGACAAGATCATGCCGCTGTATCTTGCCAAACGCAAAGCAATCCTGGGCCGTGCCAAGGGCGGCTCAGTCTCCATGGACGAGATGCTGGCGCACACCACGCTGGGCAAGAAGGCGCCTAACGTCAGGAACATCGGCGCGGACGAGGCGCCGGACATGAAGGTCAAGCAGTACATCTCGCCGGGTCCGGGCAAGGGCATCGACCTGCCTGCCGGTGGTGTTGACTTCCAGCCGGAGATGCCAGGGCATCAGCTCACGCAGGCCGCGCCTGCCGGCCCTGGTGGCCCCGCCATGCCTGGGATGCCGCCAGGAATGCCGGGGATGCCGGGGATGCCGCCAGGAATGCCTCCAGGCGGCCCTGGAATGCCCCCAGGCGGCCCTGGCCCGGGCATGCCGGGTATGCCACCGCCGCTGCCCAGGAACCAGCCAGGGATGCCCACCGGCAAGCCTGCCGGCCTGGAGCCGCCGAACATCCCGCCGCCCAAGCAGAAGCCCAGCGGCAGCAACATCCTGTCGATGACGCCGCAGGGGCAGGCGTTGGCGGCACTCGGGCCAATGCGCAAGATGGCCGATGGTGGTGGTGTCAAGCGCAAGGTCGAGGTCAGGCCCACGGTGAAGGACGAGACCCTGCAGCGCAAGATCCCCGAGATGGAAACCGCAGTGAAGGCGCTGCACGCGGGGGTAATCGACCACGCCGAGTACGACCGCATCGTGTTGAAGCACAAGCCGGTCAAGCCCTACGACTTCGTGCCGCAACCGGCCAGCAACGAAGACGCGGCGCGCGCGCTGAAAGATACCCAGAAGCCACACTGGCGCGGCGCAGAACAGTGGCCTGCGGGCCGCAAGGTTGGCCTGCGCCTGGACATCCCGGCCTACGAGCGCCACGGGGTTTGGGTCAACTCAATCCACGACGAAGAGGGCAAGGAAGGCGACAAGTTCAACACGTCCTACGGGCCGGTGTCGTCGGTCAAGAATGCCGTGTTTGACCCCAAGCCAGAAAAAGCGGAAAGAGTTGCCACCGGTGAACAGGATAAGTCACCGTTTGCGCGCATCAAAGGCGAATTACACCCCATAAGCGAAAACGACGCCGTCAAGCTCATGCAGGAGCACCTGCACCACCCCGACTGGGCCCAGGTGGGTATGGACCCCCGCCGGCACGGGTTCTTCTACGACCGCAAGACCCTGCAACCGGTGACCCACTCCGAACACGTTGTGCAAATCGGCCCGCTGGTACTGGCAAAGAAACCAAAGTACGGCAAACGCGAAACTTACTCACATGGTGGCGGAGTTACACTCCCGCCATCGACCGAGCAAATGCGGCAGGCCCTGAGTGCACGACGCTCAAACTCGAAGGCATAGTATGAACAGAGATACCCGCGACGAAGACCTGGACGAGAATGACGACGGGTCGGTGGACGTAGACCTGCCGGACGATACCGCCGACATAATGGAAATGCCGGACGGCTCGGCTGTTGTCACCATGGAGACAGTCGGCCCCGAGGAGTCGCGCGACTTCTACGCCAACATGGCCGAGACGATGGAGACCTACGAGCTTGACCGGCTCGCCATGCGTTACATCGACTTGCTGGAGAAGGACAAGAATGCGCGGGAGGACCGGGACAAGCAGTACGAGGAGGGAATTCGGCGTACTGGCCTGGGCAAGGACGCACCCGGTGGTGCCAACTTCATGGGCGCCAGCCGCGCGGTGCACCCGATCATGGCCGAGGGCTGCGTGGACTTTGCATCACGCGCTATCAAGGAGATGTTTCCGCCTGACGGCCCTGTCAGAACCAAGATCATCGGCGAGGTCGATGACCTGAAGCAGCAGCGCGCCGAGCGCAAGCGGGACTTCCTGAACTGGCAGATCACCGAGCAGATCGAGGAGTTCCGGGACGAGCAAGAGCAGATGCTCACCCAGCTCCCGCTGGGCGGCTCGCAGTACATCAAGGTTTGGTACGACGAGCAACAGAAGCGCCCAACAATCGAGTTCCTGCCAATCGACCGGATCATCCTGCCGTTCGCCGCGTCCAACTTCTACGCGGCGCAGCGCGCTGCCGAGGTCCACGAGATCACCGAGTGGGAGTACAAGCGGCGCGTCAGCAACGGCATGTACATCGACGGGTTCTCGTTCACGTCGTCCATCGAGCCCGAGCAGACCAAGGCGCAGAAGGCCAACGACAAGATTGAGGGCAAGGCGTTCCAGGACAACGAGGACGGCCTGCGCAAGGTCTTCCACATCTACACCTACCTCGAATTCGACGACGACAAGCACAGCGACGGTGAGATGGCCCCGTACATCATGATGGTGGACGAGCAGTCCAGCAAGGTGATCGGCCTGTACCGCAACTGGGAGGACGGCGACGACACGATGACCAAGCTCGACTGGATCGTCGAGTTCAAGTTCATCCCCTGGCGTGGTGCGTTCGCGATCGGCCTGCCCCACTTGATCGGCGGGCTGTCGGCGGCGCTCACCGGCGCCCTGCGCGCGCTGCTCGACTCGGCGCACATCAACAACGCCGCGACGATGCTCAAGCTCAAGGGCGCCAAGCTCTCGGGCCAGACCCAGCAGGTCGAAGTCACCCAGGTCGCCGAGATTGAGGGCGCGCCGGGCGTGGACGACATCCGCAAGATCGCGATGCCCATGCCGTTCAACCCGCCGTCACCGGTGCTCTTCCAGCTCCTGGGCTGGCTCAGTACCGCCGCCAAAGGGGTGGTGACCACCAGCGAGGAGAAGATCGCTGACGTCACGTCCAACGCGCCGGTGGGCACCACCCAGGCGCTGATCGAGCAGGGCGCGGCGGTCTACTCCGCCATCCACGCCCGTCTGCACAAGTCGCAGGAGCGGCTGATCAAGATCCTGTGCCGGCTGAACCGGTGGCACTTCGACGAGATGCGCAAGGGCGACATCGTTGAGGACATGAACATCCAGCGCGACGACTTCAACCGCAACACCGACGTCATCCCCGTCAGCGATCCGCACATCTTCAGCGAGACGCAGCGCATGGCGCAGATGCAGTCGGTGCTGCAGCGGTCGGACAAGAACCCGGACCTGTACGACGCGAAGGCGGTGGAGGAGCGGTTCCTCAAGCAGCTCAAGATCCCCAACGTCAGCGAGCTCTTGCGCAACGTGCCGGCACCGGAGCAGCGCACCCTGGCGGACGAGAACGCGGCCATGTCGATCGGCCAGCCGGCGTACGCCTACCTGCAGCAGGACCACATCTCCCACATCCAGGGCCACCTGATGTTCGGCCTGGACCCGTCGTTCGGATCGAACCCGTTCATCGCACCGCAGTTCACGCACAACGCGATCGAGCACATCAAGCAGCACATGACGCTCTGGTACCTGAACCGCATGAATGGCTACGTGGCGAACCTGCGCGGCGGCAAGCCGGTGGCGAACTACGACAACCCCAAGCTGACCGCGATCATCGACCAGCTCTACGCGAGCGTTGGGCAGCACGTCGCGCTCGACAGCAAGGAGGTCTTCTCGCAGATCCTGCCGCAGATCCAGCAGCTCCAGCAGGTCGCCCAGCAGTACGCGCCCGCCGCGGTCCTGCCGCCCGACGCCCAGGTGGTCAAGGACACCTCGATGGCCGAGACCAAGCGCAAGGAGGCCAAGGACCAGCAGGACATGCAACTCGCCCAGGCCAAGCTGCAGTCGGACATGCAACGCGATCAGGCCGACACGCAGAACAAGGGCCAGCTTGAACAGGCCAAGGCCCAGGCCGACGTCCAGCGGGCCCAGGCTCAGATGCAGATTGAAATGCAGCGCGAACAGGCCAAGGCCCAGGCCGACATGCAACGCGAGATGGCGCAGATCCAGGCCGACATGCAGCGCGAGCAGTTGCGCAGCGATACCCAGATCAAGATCGCCGAGATGCAACGTGAGGCGCAAATAGCGATTGAGAACGCTAAGATACTGCACCAAACAGTAGTAGCAACCCAACCCCAAGGAGTACCAAATGGCAACATCTGATCAAGAGCAGCAAAGTATCCTCGTGCCCATGCACAAGCGCATGGCGCAGGGCGCGAAACTTGACGGCACCAGCATGCAACCCAAGGGCGGCAGTAAAGCCCCGGCCAAACCCACCGGGGGCTTGAGCCACTTGAAGAAGCAGAAGTGATTGGTGCGCTGATCCATGTGATCAAGGACAGGCAGGCGGCGCTCCGCCTGTCGCTTGCGCAGGGCCACGCCCCTAATTTTGAGACCTACCAGCGCCTTGTCGGTGAATACCAGGGCCTGCAGTGGATGTTGGATGCGATTGACGCGAAACTCGCGGAGCAAGACGAATAAGGCCATCTGGCCCCAAGTGCGCTGAAATATGCGCTGTCAAAACGCACTGAAATATGTGCTTTGTGTGGAGTTTGTGTGGAAAACGTAGCAAAAATTCACCTTATCGAGGGTATTTCGAGGCCATCTGACGAGTCCGAGCTTGCTTGGTCCTTCCCAGACGTCGATCCGGGCCTTGCCCCGCTCGGCGGGCGCATTCTGGTGCAACTCAGGCGCACCAAAAAGCAAAAAGGCCGCATTATCCTGGTCGAAGAGACCCGCGAGACCGAAAAATGGAACGGTCAGATCGCCAAAGTGGTCGCCATCGGCCCGTTGGCGTTCAAGAACCGCGACACCATGGCATCCTGGCCTGAAGGTAGCTGGACAGCGATCGGCGACTACATCCGCGTGCCCAAATGGGGCGGGGATCGGTGGGAACGCCCCGCGCCGGGCGACGATCGTCACGAGGACCCGGTGCTGTTCATGGTGTTGAACGACCATGAGATCATCAGCAAGGTCACCTGTGACCCGTTGAGCTTCAAAGCCTTCGTTTAAGGGGACGACCATGGCCGAAAAAGACAAGAACGAAGAAATAATGCACGTCGAAGAGGACACCGACGGCACCGCGACCGTTGAGCTCCCCGATAGTGTTGAGTTCTCGCAGGGCGGCGATGCCGGTGAACCCCGCCAAGCCGATGACGGCGACGTCGACCACCCGGACGACAGCGAGGCCGTCAGGGCCGCGCGCAGGGCACGCCGGCGCTCCAAGAAGGACCTGATCCGCAAGACGAACGAGGAGAAGGACGTCCGCCTCGGGATGCTGCAGCGTCAGAACGAGGAGCTGATGAACCGGCTCTCGAACGTCGAGCGCAAGACCCAGCAGCACGACCTGGGCCGGCTCGACAAGGCGATCGAGGACCAGGGCGTGCGGCTTGAGTACGCGAAGATGAAGTTGTCCGAGGCCACGGCCAACGGCAACGGCGATGACGCGGTGCAGGCGCAGGAACTGCTCTACGAGGCCCGCAAACAGCTCGACGAGCTCTCAGCGGTCAAGCGGCAGGCCAACCAGCCCCATGCGCCCCAGCAGCGCCCTATCGACCCCGGTGTGCAACGCCACGCGGCCAAGTGGATTGACCGCAACGAGTGGTACAAGCCGGACCTCTCCGACACCGACAGCAAGATTGCCAAGCAGGTCGACGAGTCCCTTGTCACCGACGGTTGGAACCCGGGAACAGCGGAGTATTGGGACGAACTTGACAGCCGCTTGCAAAAGTATCTGCCGCATCGTTACAATCGGGCCGAAGGGGGTGGGTCCAGATCGCCCCGGAATGTCGTGGGAAGTGCAGGACGCGAGGCATCAGCCGCTTTTGGGGGCACGAACCGCACCTTCACGCTATCCGCCGAACAGGTGCGAGCGATGAAGGACGCGGGGATGTGGGAAGACCCTGCAAAGCGGGCCAGGATGGTCAAGCGTTACGCAACCGAATCACGAAACAACCGGGGGTATTGAAATGGAATCACGTCTCAAAAAATCTTTGAATGCTGGTGGACGCGAAACTCGTGCGAACGAGGACGCAAGCCGGGCAGCACCAGAGGAGAAGTTTGCTTCTACGCAGGAACGTCGCAAGATGTGGAGCGAGGAGTGGACGCAATCAGCACTGCCCAGACTGCCAGAACTGTCAGGTTGGCACCTTTGCTGGCTTTCAACCACCAACAGCTACGACTCCATCGACAAGAGAATCCGCCTCGGGTACGTTCCAGTTAAGTCTGAAGAGTTTCCCGGGTACGAAGACTATCGCGTCAAGGCAGGCGAGCACGTTGGGTACATCTCATGCAACGAGATGCTGCTGTTCAAGTTGCCGATGGATGTTTTCCAAGAAGTGATGACGGTCATGCACCATGAGCGTCCTCAAGAGGAAGCGGACAAAATCCGACTCCAGATGGAGAACTTGCAGAACGCACGCGACAGCAACGGTCGAGCTCTGATGTCCCCGGTTGAGGGTGAAGGATCAAGCAACCCTGACAGGCAACCAAATCGCACGCCGGTGTTTGCCGGCTAACAAGGAGTACGAATATGTCAGCGACATCAGCTCCGTTCGGCTTTCGCCCCGCTTACCACCCGACAGGGTTGGACCGAGCGACGGTGTTGGCAAACGGTATCGCCAGTGCTTATAACACCGGCATCCTCAAGGGTCAGCCAGTCGCTCTTGACACCAACGGCAACATCATCATTGCCACGGCAGGCTCCGCCTTCATTGGCGTGTTTGCTGGTGTCGAGTACACCGACCCGTCGGGCCGTCGTCAGATCAACAACCAGTGGCCCGCGAACACCGCGTACCAAACTGGCTCTTGCCTCGCCTACTTCTACCAAGAACAGACGATCGTGTACGAAGTGCAGTCGAACGCCACCCTGGCGCAGACTTCCATCGGTGACCAAGCCAACATGGCAAGCGCCACAGCCGGTAGCACGACCACCGGCCTGTCGCAAGCAATGTTGGGCACCGTTGTTGGAGCGAGCTCGCAAGGCGACTTCCGCATCATCGACATCGCACCCTACATCGACAATGAGTGGGGCGATCCTTTTGTGATTGTGCGCGTGCAGATCAGCCGCCATCAGTACACAGCTAACATCGTCGCCATCTAAGGAGTCCAATCATGGCCGCACCAATGCGCAGTACGGACTTCCGGAGCATCGTTGAGCCTATCCTCAACGAATGCTTTGATGGGGTCTATGACCAACGAGCCGACGAGTGGAGCCGAGTGTTCCGCGAGGAAGACGGCATCCCCCGCAACTACCACGAAGAGCCGGTTCTGTACGGTTTCGGAGCGGCACCGCAACTGCCTGACGGCACACCGGTGACCTACCAGCAGGGCGGCGTGCTGTTCCTGCAACGCTACCTGTACAAGGTCTACGGTCTGGCGTTCGCGCTGACCAAGGTCCTGGTAGAGGATGGTGACCACATCCGTCTGGGTCAGGTGTACGCACGTCACCTTGCACAGTCGCTTGTGGAGACCAAGGAGCTGCTGTCCGCCAACGTCTTGAACTACGCTTTCAACAGCTCGTTCCCAGGCGGCGACGGCGTTTCCCTGATCAGCGCCTCGCACCCGATCGTCAATGGTGTCTTCAGCAACCAGCTTGCCACCGCCGCCGTGCTGTCGCAGACCTCGCTTGAGCAGATGCTCATTCAGGTCCGCTCTGCCGTCGACAACAACGGCAAGAAGATCCGTCTGGTCCCGCGCCAGCTCATCGTTGCCCCGGGCAACATCTTCCAGGCAGAGGTTCTGCTCAAGTCGGTTCTGCGTACCGGCAACGCCAACAACGACATCAACCCGGTCAAGTCGATCGGGCTGCTGGACGAAGGCGCCGCCGTTATCAGCCGCTTGACCAGTGCCACCGCTTGGTGGGTGCAGACCGACGCGCCTGAAGGGTTCAAGATCCTGATGCGCCGTCGCCTGGAGAAGACGATGGAAGGCGACTTCGAGACTGACTCGATGCGCTACAAGGCAACCGAGCGGTACGCTGTCGGCTTCACCGACCCGCGCGCCGCCTACGGCACGCCCGGCATCTAAGATGCCACCAGGGGCGGGGATCTGATCCCCGCCCTACCCAATTCAACAGTGTTTGGTCAAACTTTTCAAGGAGCAGACCATGCCCCAGTTTTCAGATGACCTCTTCCTGGGTCCCGCACAGGGCTACCAGGGAACCGGTTCGTACGCCAACGCATCAACCTTCACGGGCTCGATTGCCACCACCGTTCTGACGGTCACCGAGATGCTCTCGGGCGACCCGATCACCGTGGGCATGTACGTCGACAGCGCCAACATTTCTGTGGGCACGTACATCACGGCCTTTGGTGGCACCGGCGCTGGTGGCGTGGGCACCTACACGGTGAACACCTCGCAGACCGCAGCCAGTGCCACGGTGACTGGTGCAGGCAACGCCCTGGCGGGTAACCCCGCGCCGATGTCGCTTGGTGTTGGCCCCCTGGGCCGGATCTACGTCTTTGACGTGGTGCCGCAGACCCTCAACGCGGCGAACATTGCTGCCTCGCAGACGCCTACCGGTACGAGCGTCACCCTGACTGCTGGCACCACCGTCAAGTCGGTTGTCCGCTCAAACGGCGCCACCGTCCTGCAGTTGGACTGCCCGCGTGCGTTGTCGGTAACCTTGGTGGTGGGCGGCACTGCCCGCGCCTACACCATCTCCGGGTTTGACTACTACGGGCAAGCGATGTCCGAGGTGATCACCAGCGTTGCTGCTGCGACCACCAACGGCAAGAAAGCCTTCTACCAGATCTCCGGGGTTACCGGCGCTGGCGGTTCGGTTACCGCGATCACGATCGGCACCACCCAGTTGATCGGGTTGCCGGTTCGCGTCACCGATGCCGGGTACATCGGCACCGCTGGCTGGGACAACACCCTGGCCCGCAACGCTGGCACGCTTGCGGTTGCGGCGACTGCTGCGGCCACTACCGCCACGGGCGACGTCCGAGGCACCTACAGCCCGTCGTCGGCGCCGGATGGCATCAAGCGGCTGGTCCTGGGCATCCTGTTGCCGGGTATCGCTGTTGGTCCGAATGCCACCCGCGTCGGCGCGTTCGGCGTCACGCAAGCCTAAAGGGAGAGCGACATGGGTCAATTCAAACCAATGGTCAAGATGATGACCACCGAGCCATCGGTGATCCTCAAGCTCAAGAAGGGCGGCCACGTCAACATGAAGGACGACGCTTGCGAGCAGGACGGTCACTCGCCCATGCGCAAGGGCCTGACGGTCGCGATCGCCGTGGGCAAGCCCCGCGGTGGTGACGCTGGGGGCATGAGCCCCGGCAAGCCGTCCATGTCCGAGCGTCGCAAGGCCATGGCAGCGCCCTTCATGTCCAAGAAGGGCGGCAAGGTCATGAAGAAGGCCGACGGCGGCATGGTCGACCCGAACAACTTCGCCAATATGCCTGCGGGTCCTGCGCAGACCGCAGCGATGCGCAGTGCGGTTGGCTTGCCTGACACCACCGACAACTTTGCCAATATGCCTGCGGGTCCTGCGCAGACCGCAGCGATGCGCAAGGCCGTCGGCTTGTCTGATGCGCCTACTGTTCCCACTCCCCGGGTCCGACCACCGATGCGTGGTGGCCGGGGCATGATGAACATGGCCGAGATGAAGAAGGGTGGCAGCACCGACATGGCGCAGGACAAGGCCATGATCAAGAAGGCCATGCGCCAGCACGACGCCCAGGAGCACAAGGGCGGCAAGGGCACCAAGCTGGCGCTAAAGCACGGCGGCAACGCCAGCTCTTACGCCAACACCAAGATGCACGACGGCGACAAGACTGACCACGCCAAGGGCACTGGGGGCGTCCGTACGGGCACTGCCGGGTACAAGAACGGCGGCTCGATCGCACCGTACGTGAAGACCAAGATGCACGACGGCGATCACTACGACTCGGCCAAGGGCACTGGTGGCGTCAAGATGGCGAACTCCGGCGGCTACAAGATGGGCGGGTCCGTTGACTGGGCCAACCGCCCTGCCAACACCTCAAAGCCCGGCGTAACTGGCACCAGCACCGCTGGTGTGCGCAATGGCAACGCAGGCGGCTACAAGATGGGTGGTGCCGCAAAAAAAGCCTACGCCACGGGGGGCAGTGTTGACACTGGCCGTCCCGTGGCGTACGCCAGCAAGCCGGCTTCCAAGCCGGTGAGCAACACGGCGCAGTCAGGCACCTTCAAGAAGGGCGGCAAGGTCGCCATGAAGGCCGATGGTGGCCCCATGGTTGACCGTAGCCGCGGCGCTTACGCCAAGGCCATCGGCCCTGACGAGAGCGACATGGACATGGCCCGCTCGATCCGCAGCGCCCCAGGCAAAGCCTACGACGCGGTCAAGCGGTTCGTGACCCGTGACCCGGGTGCCGGCGCTGGACGGGGGTTCGTGAACCCCCCGATGGCCCGCAAGAAGGGCGGCGTGATGTGCAAGGCTGACGGCGGCATGGTTGGCCCGGACGCTTTGCCGCAAGGCATGCCGGGGGCTGGTGTACCGGCGGGCATGCCCACCGGGATGCCGCCCATGGGCATGCCCACGATGGCGAATCAGCCTTCCCTGGAGGCGCAGCAGGCCATGCAGAAGGTGCTTGGGGCCCCCGATACGGGTGGCCTGTCGGGGTACAAGCGCGGCGGGTCCGCCAAGCGGGTACACCGACATACTTCCGCAGCCCTACGGGGCATGCTGTAAGAATGGGGGCTCCGGCCCCCATTTTCCCAATACCAGGAGAAGTACATGCGTCCGATCAAGCTGGGTCCGTACACGCCTGCCGTGGCGTCCACGACCGCGTTCAACGCCCAAACATTCAACAGCACCGGCGCCGCCACGGCGCCGACCACCACATCGACCACCGACGGGCTGGCGCATTACGTGACGTTGACATCCCCGGTCCAAGCAACCCTGGCGGGCATCACGTTCACCATTGCGGGTAAGGACGCCGACGGCCACACCATCAGCGACACGATAACTGGGCCGGCGAGTGCGTCGACCACCACGGGCACCAAGTTCTTCAAGACCATCACAACCATCACGCCGTCGGCGACGATGGGCGCGCTGGTGCTGTCGATCGGCATTGCGGTGACCGCGATCACGCCAACGATCCCGCTGACAAACTCAGTGGCTGCCGCGGGCATGACGGTGGCGGTGACCGGTACGATCAACTACACAATGTACGAGACCTTTGCGAACGTGTATGCGCACGACGCCAACTCCGTTTCCACGACAATTTCGGCATTGGCGGCAAAGACAACCACCCTTTCGGCCAACTCTTCTGTCAGCGCGACGGGTGTGCTCCTGCTGATCAACTCGGTGACCGCCAGTGCAACGGTCACCGTGTGGCTGAACCAAGCGTCTGGCGGGATGGCGTGATGCCGAGCAGGTCGCCTGCCCAACACCGCCTCATGGAGGCCGCCGCCCACACCAAGGGCGGGTTCGGTGGCGTCCCGCAGAAGGTCGGCAAGGAGTTCGCCAAGGCCGACAAGGGCAAGTACGCCGGCGGTGGCGTGTCTCTCGCCGTGGGCCGCAAGGAGAAGCTGCCCGTTGAGCGCGGCGCTGGGCTCACCCAGAAAGGCCGCGAGAAGTACAATCGGGAGACCGGATCGCACCTCAAGGCGCCGCAGCCCGGCGGTGGTGGCCGCAAGGACTCGTTCTGCGCCAGGATGTCCGGCGTGGTGGAGCACTCGAAGGGTGACGCACCCCGCGCCAAGGCGTCGCTGAAGCGTTGGAAATGCCCCGGCTGGTAAAGGACTGACATGGCGTACTCAGGCACCGTTGGACAGACGACCATCAGCGTCCAGAAACTGATCGACCACGGTGCTCGTCGTGCGGGTAAGCTCGCCGAGGAACTGACGGTCGAGCAGGTCCAGGCCGCCAAGGAGTCGCTCTTCTACGTCCTGAGCAACCTGATCAACCAGGGCATCCAGTACTTCGCCATCAAGAAGCAGGTCATCGGCCTGATCGCCAACCAGTACGAGTACTCGCTCGCGGTTGGTGGCAATGACGTCCTGAACGCACTGTACAGGACCATGGCGCAGCCCTCTGGTGGGTACACCAGCTCTGCCGGCGGCACGGTCGCCAACGTCTACGACCAGGACACCTCGACGTTCTGCGCGCAGACGTCCGCCAACGGCAACATCGCGGTCGACTACGGCACCAGCAACCCGCAGTACCTGGGCTCGATCGGGTTCATGCCGTACGTCTCTGGTGGCGGCGGCGCGACCTGGAGCTACGTGCTCGAGGCGTCCGCCGACAATGCCACCTGGACGGCCCTGTACACCGCCACGAGCGAGGCGGTGACCGACGGGCAGTGGGTCTGGCAGGACATCGACCCGGGCGCCAACGTGTCGTACTACCGGATGCGCGCCACCGGCGGCACCACCCTGGCGCTGCGTGAGCTGTACTTCGGGAACAACTCGACCGAGATCACCATGTCGCGGCTCAACCGTGACGACTACACCAACCTGCCCAACAAGAACTTCACGGCCAACCAGCCGTTCCAGTTCTGGTTGAACCGCACGATCCCCCAGGCCACCATCACGGTTTGGCCGACACCGTCGAGCTCGTTCGTGCAGATGACGGTCTGGTACTCGGCCTACATCGAGGACGTCGGCGCCCTGAGCGGGCAGCTTGCGATCCCCGACCGGTGGCTGATGGCGATCCAGAACATGCTGGCGCACCAGATGGCCCAGGAGCTCCCCGGCGTTGACGTCGGGCGGATTCAGTACCTTGAGGTCCAGGCCGAGAAGTACTTCAACATGGCGGAGCAGGAAGAGCGCGACAAGTCGCCGATCTACTTCGCGCCGAACATCTCGGTGTACTCAAGGTAGGCCATGCCGCGCTTCCTCGACACCCGGGGCGGTTCGGACATCGCCATATTCATCTGCGACCGGTGCAAGATGAAGCGCGCGCACTCGGTGGCCCGGTCAGACCCAAACTTTCCCGGTTTGCTAGTATGCGACCAGGGATGCGCGGACGAGAAGGACCCGTACCGGCTGGCGCCGCGTCCGACGGAGAAGATCACGATCAGGTTTCCCAGGCCCGATGTCAGCATCGCCACGGACCCGAACGCGATCGAGACCACCGGCAACAACCAGTTTGACCTGTCACCAGAACAGAACACGCAGACCCCATCGAACAACGGGAACCTCGACACCTTGACCACCTCCCCGGGGCAGTAATGGCAAACGTAACAATCACCGAACTACCTGCCGCTGGTGCGATCACGGGGACGGAATCGGTCCCGATCGTCCAAAACGGGGTGACGGTACAGACGACAACTGCGGCGCTGGCCGGGTCGCCCGTGCAGACCCAGACCTTCCTGACCAAGAACCAGGAGCCCACGCTCAACAACAGCCGCGCGCTGTCCAACGGGACCGGTGTCGGGCTTGTGGACGCGGGGGCGCAGTCTACCCTCACCATCACCCTGAACGCGGCCTCCGGGAGCCTTGAGGCGGCCTCCAACGGCATGATCGCCAAGACCGCCAGCAACGCGGTGGCCGCCAGGACGATGTCCTCGACCACCACCGGCCTGTCGGTCACGGATGGTGACGGCGTCGCGGGCAACCCGACGTTCGCACTGACCGGGGTTGCCCTGGCGGTGGCCGGCGCAACGGGCACCGGCGCCCTGGCGCTGACGAGCTCGACGACGGTGTCGACCCGGACGATCCTGGGCACGTCCAGCCAGATCGATGTCACCGACGGCAATTTTGCCAACTCGCCGGTCATCGCGATCTCGGCGGACCCGGTGCTGTCGGGCAACGGTGGCCTAGTTGTCCCGGTGGGCACTACCGGGCAGCGCGGGTCGTCCACCAACGGGAACTTCCGGTACAACTCGACCACGGCCACCTTCGAGGGCTACGCGAACAATGCCTGGGGCGCGGTCACTACCGGCACCGGTGTGACATCAGTCGCGCAGTCGTTCACGGGCGGGCTGATCTCTGTCGCGGGGTCTCCGATCACCAGTGCGGGCACCCTGGCCCTGACGGTCGCCGGCACGTCCGGCGGCGTCCCGTACTTCTCCAGCGGCACGACCTGGGCGTCGTCTGGCGCGCTGACGGCCAACGCGATCGTCCTGGGCGGCGGCGCTGGCGCTGCTCCCGCGCCGCTGGCGAGCCTGGGCACCACCACCACGGTCCTACACGGCAACGCCGCCGGTGCGCCTACCTTCGGGGCGGTGAGCCTGACGGCGGACGTCTCGGGCACGCTCCCGATCGCCAACGGCGGCACCGGGGCCACGACCAGCGCCGGTGCGGCCTTTGCGATTAAGGGCGCGAACACCGACCTGACCTCGGTCGCGTTGACCACCGGCACGGTGAGCACCACGCCGTCGGGCAGCACCGACATCGCAAACAAGAGCTACGTCGACACGGTGGCCCAGGGCCTGGACACCAAGGCGTCCTGCATTGCGGCAACCACGGTCAACATCACGTTGTCCGCGCCGCAGACCATTGACGGCATCGCCCTGATAGCGGGCGATCGGTGCTTGGTCAAGAACCAGTCGACCGCTGCGGACAACGGCATCTACCTTGTCGCCGCAGGCTCGTGGGCCCGTGCCCTGGACATGGACACCTGGGCCGAGGTGCCTGGGGCGTACGTGTTCATCCAGACCGGGACCACCCTGGCCGATACCGGCTGGGTCTGCACGAGCAACGCCGGCGGCACGATCGGCGTGACCGCGATCACCTGGGCGCAGTTCTCCGGCGCAGGATCCGGTGTCAGCTCGCTCAACTTCGGCACGACCGGCCTGACGCCGGCCAGCGCCACCACCGGTGCCATCACGGTCGCCGGTACCCTGGCGGTCGCCAATGGCGGCACAGGTGCTTCCACCGCCAGCATTACCTCATTCAACAACATCACCGGCTACACCGCTGCCGGGGCTACGGGCACCACAAGTACCAACCTAGTCTTCTCGGCATCCCCCACCTTCACCGGTACCTTAGCTGCCGCAGCGATCACAGCCAGCACAACCCTTGGTGTCACAGGCGTCTCAACCCTGACTGGCGGCGCAGTGATCCAAGGCCTGACCGTGGGGCTGGGGGCTAATGCTGTTGCTACCAATACTGCGGTTGGTGTTGGGGCGTTGGCTAATGGGAGCTTGAGCGGCAGCGGCAATACCGCTTTTGGAAATGCCGCGTTGTATAATAATACTTCGGCAACAAGCAATACAGCGGTAGGGTATTCGTCGTTAATATTTAATACAACTGGCGCGGGAAATTCGGCAGTTGGGCAACAAGCTCTTTACTCTAACGATACCGGAGCAAATAATTCTGCGGTAGGTTTGTTCGCTTTGCTGTATAACGTTGCCGGAAATAACAACTCTGCGTTTGGTAAAAGTGCATTAAGTGGTGCGGGATTTTCAGGTGCAAACAATATTGGCATAGGTAATCAATCAGGGGTATCCCTAACCACAGGCAGCAACAACACAATCATAGGATCAGTTGCCGGGACTGCTGGCCTTAGCGATACTGTGATCATTGCTGCGGGTAGTGCCGAGCGGATGCGGATTGATAGCACAGGTTTGATGAAAGTCCCCGGCGGCATTTCAGGCGGCACATTTTAAGGAACTACGATGGCAGCAACAGGCTTTACCCCAATTTCGCTGTACTTCAGCACCACGGCAGCAGCAGCCCCTTCAGCGGGAAACCTTGTCTCGGGGGAGCTTGCTCTCAACATCACCGACGAGAAGCTGTACTTCAAGAATGCCGGGGGCACGGTCAAGCTGTTGGCAAGCAACGGTGCAACGACCAACGTAACGACCTTTGCTGGGGGCACCACGGGCCTCACACCGGCCTCTGCTACGTCTGGTGCAGTTACCCTGGCAGGAACCCTGGCGGTCGCCAACGGGGGCACCAACGCCACCACAGCCAGCATCACATCCTTCAACAACATCACGGGCTACACAGCCTCTGGTGCCACGGGGACGACCAGCACGAACTTGGTCTTCTCTACCTCGCCAACGCTGACAACCCCGACGATCTCGGGATACGTTGAGTCAGTAGCTGCGCTGGGAACGGTTACAGGCACGGCAACAATCGTCATCACAGCGGGCACAGTTGTCACCGCTACGCTGACGGCCTCAACGCCTTGTACGTTCGCAATGCCAACATCCCCCACGGCAGGGAATTCATTCATCCTACGCTTGACGCAGGCCGCAACAGGCATGACTACAGCCACCTTCACCGGCGTCAAATGGCCCGGCGGCACTGTGCCGACTATCACAGCAACGGCAAGCGCGGTGGACATTATCAGCTTTGTCTACATTGGCACTAGCTGGTACGGTAACGCATCACAGGCGTTTGCATAATGTTCGCAGCACTCAACTCGTTTCTGACTGGCGCACTCGCCAAGGTCACAGATGTGTACTGGCCTTTCGTCTCCATGCTCCTGCACGGGGATAGCGCCCAGCAGTTCAACCAAGACACAAGTACCAACGTCTTCCCGATCACTGCTGTAGGGGCGGTACAGGCAAGCACCCTCACACCGTTCACTGGTGGGCCTTCGTCCTACGGGTCTGGGTACTTTACTGGCACTGCTTCGTATCTTACTGTCCCTGACAACGCTGCGTTTGCGTTAGGGGCTAATGACTTTACTATTGAGTGCTGGATATACCCAACAACAACTGGGGCAATAAAATACTTTGCGGGGCAGACTGATTCCGGTTTTGGTTCGCCATCATTTATTCTTTATAGAGACGCCAACCAAACAATAGGAGCAACTCTGTACGCTCCTAGCGGGTATATTACGACATCAGTATTAACTTGCCCGGGGGATGCGTGGTCGCATGTAGCTTTTGTTAGAAACGGCACTACGTTAAGAATGTATATTAACGGAGTGCAATCGGGCACTAACGCATCAATATCCACCTTGTCGGTTACTGATTCAACCGCAGTGTTGGGGGTCGGGGCTGGGGGCGGTTTTGTAACCAGTCCATTTGCCGGATACATCTCCAACTTCCGCCTAGTCAACGGCACCTGCCTCTACCCCAGCGGCACTACCTTCACGCCACCTACAGTCCAACTGACTGCTGTAACCAACACAGCACTGCTGACCCTACAGACCAACGTACCGCAGAACAACAATCAGTTCTTCGACACCAGCACCAACAACTTCACCGTCACCCGCAACGGCAACACGACCCAAGGCTCGTTCAATCCGTTTACCCCTGTCTACCCCTATGCCGTTGCTACTAACGGGGGGTCTGCGTACTTTGATGGGACGGGGGATAGCCTTACTGTTCCTGACAATGCTGCGTTTACGTTGGGGACTAATGACTTCACTATTGAGTGCTGGATAAACTTTAGCTCATTGGCAAGTCAGCCAATATTTACTGCGCAAATGAATTCCGCAGCCACCGTATATTCGTACTATATGGTGGTGCTTTCAACGGGTCAACTTAATTCTGTAATTTTGGATGCAAGTACGGCTACTACATATACCGCAAGTAGTGCTGCTAGCGCTATACTTGTTAATACTTGGTATCACGTTGCATTTGTCAGAAACGGAAATACAAACCGGCAATATATTAACGGGGTACAAGCTGGAACCGTAAGCGTTACTGGAATTACAGTAAGAGATTCTGCAAGTTTATTGGGTGTTGGCAAAGCCGGCGAATATGCTGCGGGTCAACTTGTTACAGGTTACATCTCCAACTTCCGTCTAGTCAACGGCACCTGCCTCTATCCCAGCGGCACGACCTTCACTCCCCCCACAGCGCCACTGACCGCAGTCACAAACACTGCACTGCTGCTGGGCATGAGCAACGCAGCCATCTTTGACAACGCGATACTCAATAACCTTGAGACGGTGGCTTCGGCGCAGATCAGTACTAGTGTGTTTAAGTATGGTACTGGGTCAATGAAGTTCAATGGTGCTGGTGATGCGCTCGTTACACCAAACAAACCTTTGTTTAGCTTTGGCACTGGTGATTTTACTATTGAGATGTGGGTATACCCCAACAGTTTTGCCGGGTTTAACACTCTCATAGACGCAAGAAGTGTTGGCACCGCCTCATCTTATGGTTTATTCACTGACTCCAGTACAGGAAAAATTTATTGGTATGACGCTAGTGGTGTGCAATTATCTTCTTCAGGCCTTACATTAAATGCCTGGGCGCATGTAGCAGTATCGCGTACATCTGGTGTGCTAAAGTTGTTTATTGCAGGTGTTCAAGTTTACAGCGCGGCCAACACAAACGCTCAAAATCCTACAGGAAACTTTGTAATAGGTAGAAATATTGAGTCTTCTCCGGTATATTTCAACGGCTACATAGACGACTTACGAGTCACCAAGGGCATAGGCCGGTACACGGCCACGTTCACCCCGCCGACTGCTGCGTTCCCGAACTCTGGTGGCGTACAGCTTGTAGACTACGCTGTTGTTGCTGGTGGTGGCGGTGGTGGTAGCGATACTGGTGCCACTGGCTATGGTGGTGGCGGCGGTGCCGGGGGCTATAAAACTAGTTCGGCAATGCCGCTTCTTATAGGCACTACCTACACCATTACGGTTGGTGCTGGGGGCGCAGTTGCTACCAATGGGTCAACATCCACGCTTGCCGGATCAACTACAGTTTCGTGTACTGGTGGCGGCGCAGGGGGGGCTAGTAAAGGTCCGGGCGGCGTACCCGCAGGCACAAATGGCTCTAATGGGGGTTCCGGTGGTGGCGGGGGCAACAACAATTCTTCCGCTTCGTCTACTACGGGCGGCACAGGGACATCTGGGCAAGGTTTTGCTGGCGGCTTGGGGTCTTCTAACACTGGAGTTGGTTATGGTGGCGGCGGTGGTGGCGCTGGTGGTGTTGGCGCTGACGGGAACGTAAATTACCCAGGCGGTGCCGGCGTAGTATATGTAGGAACTGGACTCGGATACTCCACAGGTGGTGACGGACGGTGGACATCAACTGGCGCATCCAACACTGGTAATGGTGGAGGTGCTGCTTCCGCTGGCGCTGGGGCTGGTGGCTCAGGCGTAGTTGTTTTTAGAACAACTGCCGCAACTGCTGCGGCTACGTCCACTACAGGTTCACCGACTATTACAGTTTCTGGTGGATACCGCATCTACACGTTTACAGCCTCTGGCACAATTACTTTCTAATCATATGGCACACTTCGCTGAACTTGATGAGAACAATGTTGTACTGCGGGTGATCGTGGTGCATAACAACGACACGCACAATGTGGATGGTGTGGAAGACGAAGCTCTGGGGCAAGCTTTCTGCACTAACTTGCTAGGTGGCAACTGGAAGCAGACCAGCTACAACGGTACTTTTCGTAAGAATTACGCAGGGGCAGGATATACCTACGACCCAGTACTTGATGAGTTTAATCCCCCGCCAAACTCCGCAATGCCATGAGCAACCCGCATACCTTTGCTGCCCTGAAGCACTGCGGCCTAATCCCGCCAGAAGCGGTGATGCTGGAGGGTAGTAACAGCGCACTGCGGATTGAGTTGAAACCAAAGGCACTGACATGAACCTACCCCAACTGCCCCCAGACAAGGCCAACCACGCCCTCTACGGCGCGTTGATCTTCAACGTCGCCTTCTTTGCTTCTCATAGCCTTGCCATTGCCTCTGGCGTGGTTGCTGCGTTTGCTGTTGCCAAGGAGATCAGTGACGCGGTAATCAACTGGCGGGCAACGGGCAAGCTCACGCAGGGGCCGCACGGAGTGGAGTTCTTAGACGCTGCCGCAACGTGCTTTGGTGGTATCCTTGTAGCCTTGCCACTAGTGCTTATGCGAGCCTAAAAAATGGCTAATGCTTTCCAAGTAGGTGCGTTCCAAACAGACGGCTTTCAGGTACAAATATCTGTTACCGTAGTTGTTACGGGCGTAGAGGTCATTGGAAGCATTGGGACGGTTACTGTATCCGGGGATAGCCTTGTAATTGTTACCGGCGTAGAGGCAACCGGAAGCATCGGGTCTGTGTTCGTTGCTTCAGGCGCAGTTGCCATAGTCACCGGGGTTTCTGTTACTGGGAGTATTGGTAACGTTACGGTAACTGCTGGCGCTACTGCCTTCCCCACAAGTGTTACAGCGTTCGGTCGGATTGGACAAGTCTTGGTCTGGGGGCTGATACCAAACAACCAAACCCCGAACTGGGCTTCCATAGGTAACGCCCAAACACCAAACTGGCAACTCATTGCCGCTTAGGAACAGAAATGCCAGCAAGCTATACCACAAGCCTTAAACTTACTCTTCCTGCGGATGGCGATACCGGCTGGGGAAATACTGTTAACACAGGTGTAACTTCCCTGATAGATGCTTCTGTTGCTGGCACAGCGACTGTAGTCCATGACAATACAGCCAACTACACACTTACATCT